TTATTTGTTTTTGAGATATTTTTTTAGAGCCTTAAGTTTTGGCTTGGAGATAGGGCAAGTATAATCCGTCCCTTCAAATTTTACCATTGCGCCAAAACTATGTTCGTCATATCCGGCTACCTTGGATACATTTATCAGGTGGCCCGGAGTGGCGGGAAATAAATAAGGAAAAGCCTCCTGGCAGTGGCGGATGGTTAGAGCGACTACATGGAAGCCGTTTGAGTGGTGGAAACGCGGCACATGATAATTCTTTTTAGGGCCCCACATATCCAGATAACAAATATCTTTAGCAGGAAAAAGACCTGACCTAGAATTAACTGTGCCCACAATAAAACGCTGATCATCCGGACGTTTTTTTGCGGCTTCTAATAGTTTAGCCAATATAACTGAATTAAGTTTGTTAACACTGGTATGCATGTCTGTTCCACCGAAAAAAACCTTACCTCCATAGTCGCCTATTTCCGCTCTGGAGACATTTTTTAAATTCACTAAATTACCAGTATCCAGACTAAGGAAATTGGGGAATCCATCGGCGAATTCCCCGTGTGTTGTAGGAGCAGTAAAGTTTCCATCCATTGTAATAAAGAAGGGTATTTCGTAATTCGACTTCGGTATCCATCGTTCTACACACACTAAATCATTTTCAAAAAATGAATACCGTTCTCCGTATTCCCCATCTGGCAAAACTTCCGGTGCAAAAATCTCTCTGTTGTCGTTGTCCATAGGATTGGTATCATTTCTTCAGTTCTTTTGGAAGCGGCATTGCGCCTACTAATGTTTTTTCGGCTTTAGAAGATTTTTCTGCGTCGTTTACCAGTCGTTTAGCCACAAAACGTGCGATTCCTTTTTTCATCGTTGCTCACCTCCCTTCCAAATTGGTAGCAATAGAACAGCCTGAGCAGTAAAAGAAAGGGCAATTGTAGGGGATTGTAATATAAAATTAACGAGTACAATAGCTAACGAAATCCATTTTAAATATGGATCTAATCCTGAAGGATTAAGGTCCTCAGATTTGCGAGGGGCCACCCATAAGACCACTAAAACTGTTATGGATGTAAGCAAGAGTGTACCATCATGTCCTAAATGTATTAGAGGTATACTAGCGAAAAGCGTTGCAGAAAATACAGCACAGAATGTCAATGATCGGAAATGAAACCCGCCCGAGAACTTTCTAAGTGCTACAAAACTGAAAAAAGCCAAAAGGGCATTTAAAATATCACCCAGTACCCATCCAAATAGCACTGTAAGCATTAACCCCGTATACCAATTAAGCTTAATCCCGATTGAGTAGGTCAATACCTCGACGCTGCCAGGTCCATCTGGATCAGCTCTTTTTATTTCGCTCGCTATACGCTTCGAGAGCTTTTCTAGCATCTTCTGCATCACTCTTCCTCGAAAAGTAGTATGAAAGTGCAAAAGTGAATATAGACACCAACAATATTGCAAGCGGATTTAAATAATACAACAGTATTACTCCCGAACTTATCGTCACCGCTGAAAACAAAGTGCTTATTAGGACCATTTTATTTTCTTTAGTGTTATAGTCTTCTCTCCAGATAAAATCATGGGGGGGCGCTGATATAAAAGAAAAGCCTGTGCCATATAACTTAAAAAGCGCGGCAATGAGATAAGTGATAAGTATAGATGTACCTTGTAGCAAGAATACTTGAAGTGTAGCATTCTCCTTTAGAACGTTAATTTGCATTACGTCAAAGAAGCTGTATACATAAAAAATAGCCATTTGCATAGTGGCATAGGCACTAATGGCAACTCCCAATATAAATGCAGACCAGTGCAATTTTATTTTCAACCCTATACGAAGAAATATTGAAAATAGTGCGTACTGCAAAGGTAAATCCAATTTAGGTATATTCAAAACAATACGCATCACAAATGATAAAATCGATATGAAGACCGCAAATAAAATAATCCTATACTTATAGTCCTTTATGGGGAGCATATATAATGCCAAAGGCAGCAAAAGAATAGCTAGTGCATCAAACACCCCAATAATGATATAAAACAAATTGGTTAGCACCTCACACCGCCTATCTAATTAATCTACCTTAATTATATAGCGGCGCATGACGTAAGCAAGAGATTTTAAAAATTTGTCGAAATGATATCCTCCAGCTTGATCCAACTAAAGTCGTCTTCCCCACGTGACAGCTTTATTTCGCGTCTAGCCGTGTTGATTACTGTTATCACACCAGTCATAACCGTATCATCAAACGGGCTGAATACGGTAACTGAAACGCTTGTACGTGAGTTGTAGGACTCTATTAGAGCCTGTTCAATCAATTGTACTTCCTGGTCGTCCAACTCAGGTTTGCCGCGCCGCTGGCGATCCTGCATTAGACGCAAATAAGCTTCTTTGTGTTCCGGTATGATAATGCGCGAGCTTTCCCATAAGCCGTTCTCTTCGAGTTTTTTAGACATGTATGTATCCTCCTGTTGTGTTATGTATCGATTATATTACGAACAAGTGTTCCGTACAAGCTATTTGTATTGGGAAAACATAGACTAATTGAACCAACCATATAGAAAATTCTTCCTAGGTCTGATAGACTATATCCATATATTATTGATTAATAGGGGGAAGTAAGTTGAAAAGAACATTAAGCCTCACAGTTGCAGCTATTGCAGCAGTTGTCTTACTTGCTGGATGCGGAGCTGACAAAACCGCAATTAAGGACGAAACTCCTACACCGGCAAAAGTTGAAAGCCAGCCAGCTAAAGAAACTTCTAAGGCTGAACCAGCGACTACTAAAGAAGAAGCTGCGCCTGTTGAAACAGAGAAAAAGGCTGACGACATTTGGACATACTACAACGATGCAAAATGGACAGACACGTGGAATGGTGTTAAATCTAGTATTGAAAAAGTAGTAGTTACTGACCGTGCACCTAAAGATGGGAATACAAACGATCTTACTGCTTCTGCCGTTGGCGTAAAATTCAAAGTGGAAAACACTACAAAAAAACTGTATACGACATATCCAGATCAAGCGGAATTAATTACTTCTACTGGTGAACAGGTTCAGGCAGACATGGTGACCTCTGATCACATCGGTGGAGAAATCGAAGAAGGCGTTATTAAAGATGGGAATATAATTTGGTTCTTAAAACGCGGTCATGCTGCTGATATCAAGTGGATTAAAATGAAATGGTATGTCATTGAGGGCAACGGTATGGAAGCTACTCAAGATAAAAAAGAATACTCAGTTAAACTTGAGCTTAAATAAACTCAAATAAAAAAGCCCCGGAGCAATCCGGGGTTTTAATATTTGACTACAGGCAACAAAGGCAATGTAATTGCCTGTATAGTTTCAGTGTGGTAACATAAGAATATAAATAAGGGAGGCGCAACCCTCCCCTAGAACAACGAAGTGTGCCTTCGCGGCGCGCATTATATTACTGTGATTACAGCAAAACCCACCGTAGGCGACCAACCTTTAGCGGTGGGTTTTGCGCTTGTTACGTCTACGTCTGATCCATCGGAAAAACTTGCGAGAACTAAACCAAAGGCTTAGTACCGTAGCAGTTACTTTCAAGAGCAGATAAAGCGTACCAAGTGCAGTCATGGCGGCAATCACCTCCTTTACAGAAGGCTGCGCCGTGACCCCCACCCGTTGTCCAATCCAGATTATACCACACAAGTCCTCATGTTGAGGGCTTTTTATTTTGTTCAATAAAAAAGAGAGCAGCGAGGTTTTACCCCTCCTGCTCTTTTACGTACTCAATAATATCGTTGGGCTGAACATCAAAATAAGCACACAACTTTTCAACGACTTCCAACGATACGTACTCACCTTTATCGAATTTTGCGATAGTAGACGGCCCCAAACTCAATTCAGTACGCAAATCCATTTTTTTCATCCCTCGCTCAACCAACAACTTCAACAAGGGCTTATATGTTATTGCCATCGAAAGACCTCTTTCCTGTAATTTATATACGCATTATAATATTTTAATTACAGAAAATCAAACTTTTTAGTTGACCAAAATTACAGGATGTGATATATTATTTACAGGAAGTGAAACATTAACTTCCGAGAGGGGTGAAAGAGATTTGAGAGCAATAGATTGGGTCTTGCTCTCCACAGCACTAACAAACCTGATAACTGCAATTATCGGTTTGGTAAAAGTGTTTAAAGAGAGCAAGAAAAAGAAAAAGGTACCTAAACGACGCGGGCAGCGTAAACGTTAAAAGTACCAGAGGTGGCGGCTAGTATAGCGCCATCTCCACCCAATCTTAACATAACTGTTTGACATACACAATTGGCGGCGGCCTTACGCGGGAGGTAATGATAATGTTTAAAAAGTACAGAGCAACAAAGCAGAATGTAATTTTGCTAGAAAGCGCAATGAAGGAACTGGGCCATCCAATTGAAAAGGTAGGAGCGGCGAAAGATTACAAAGAATTTAAGAATAGTAACTGGCACATCATGTTTCACAACTCGGTAAATTCAAAAATGCAAGAACTGGAGGCTGCTAACAATTATCAATAAGGGGCTATATGCCCCTCTATAGGAGGTAACTCTATGTATGATGCAATCTTATGGACCATATCTATATCTGGCTGGGCAATAAGTATTGTTTCATTATTGTTAAGTATCCGCAATTACTTCAAATAAAAAAATCCCCGCCGACCAGTTAAGGTTAGCGGGGATTTGTCTTACTTGCTCAATGTAGCCGTATTAGTCTTACCATCCCATTCCACAGTAGCTCCCAATGCCTTGCCCACATCTCGCAGCGCAACATACGTTGTGCCGTTAATTAACTTAACGTCTGTGATGGGCTTTCCGTATAAGATCACATTTGCTTTTTCCACTTGTTCATTCTCCTTTGCATCCATCTTGTTATATAAGGATAGTTCCGCCGCTCTACGCCGGGTCAGGCCCGTCAGAACCTTACCACCAGCCTTGTCATATTTAGTGATACTAGCGGCAATCTGCGCAACTGTGCGGCTTTTACAGAGCGCCTTGAGGTTACCCGCGCCGCAGTTATAGCAAAAACTTGTAAGTGCGTCGAACTGGTTTTGCGTAAGCTGATCCGTAACTGGGACGTAAGCCGGGTTGTTAACGTAAGCTTCGTATTTACCCATGTCCTCGGCCAACATAGCGTCTGCTTTGGCTTGTGTTATGGTCATACCCTGCTTAACGTCCGGGCCGTAATGTCCCCAGCCAATGGTCCACCACTTTTCCGTGGGTACAGGCTTGTACGCCGTCAAGCGACAGCCCTCAAAATGCTTGATTAAATCAAGACCCTCTTTCGATATTTTACGCGCCATAACTACTCAACCCCCTTTTTAATCTGTTTGACCAGTTGGTTGCCGTAGACAGCAAATGCCCCCGCCAACACGCCCTGGATAACTGCCTGTGGCCCCCAACCTAGAATCCAAACCGTTAGAATGACAGCAACACCCGTGACGATATATACAATGCTCCAGTCAGGTACTTTAGGTGTTTGCTTAATTCCAATACCGATAACCCAACACACTGCCACAACGATCAATAATTTGGGGTCGATTAACGACCATACAGTATTCCAATCCATAATTACATTCCCCCTGTTTTAATAACTGTTACAATAGCGCCAATGACGACAGCAATTGCGGAAGCACTGACTGTGCGCCATAACCATTTTTGACCTTCCTCGATCCGATCCAGACGATGGTGAGCTGACTTAGTAGATGTCATAGCTTCCCTAGCCAAATCACGGGTAGCCTCCAATGTAGCAGCCATAGCGGGCACAGCTTCCAGTGTCTTTTCCATCCGGGCCAATTGTATCTGTATTCCAACAAGCGCCTTCGTCGTTTCCTCCACAACAGCGTTCACCTCGCTCAAAGTTGTATCTTCCACACGTTTCCCCCATCTCTATAGGCCAGGACAATTTTCCTGACCTTTGTCAAAATCCGCGTAAATTATTCCGTTAAATATTCTCTTAATTATTCCAGCGTAGAGAAAAGCCCCCGACCACTCCGGAGGCATAAAAAAACACGCTCCATTATGGGCGTGCTGTTACTCTTATTCTTTTTCTAATGGTGCGCCATCCACATCTAATCCCCAACTTGCTAGGTAAGCTCTGACAGGCTCCTTCTGAATGTCTGGTACTTGCTCAAATTTTTTGATTCCTTTCATAATGAGCGATCCGTATATGGCTGCCACGTTAATCACCTCCCCTCTTTGAGCGCCGCAAGCTCTGCCTGCATAGCAAGCATTTGTTCGTACATATCAGCCATTGCGACCTGTGTGTTTGTAAGTTCTTCACGTAGCTTTGGCTGTGGTTCTGGCTGTTTGGTCAGCTCCGCTATTTCCTCCGGTGTAAGACCCTCAATCCATAGATTATCCGGCTGCTTAGGAGCAACATATAAAGGCTGATCTTCTGCAATCCTACCCTTAGACTGCCAGTTATCCAGCGCGGCTATATACGCCTCCTGCGCCTCATAAACGGCTGCTTGGTACGTTTCCCACGCCGCCAGATCAAAGCGCGGCTTGTACAGGCCCGGCGTTGTAATCGGTACGCCAACCGCATACCCTACAAGCTCCGGCGTTTTTGGTTCGGTATCCTCGTCCTGATCAATGTTATCCGGCTGGGCATAAAAAGGGACGACACCCGAAAAGGCATCGTCCACTAACTCGTCGTCGATCCATAAACCGTGTGTATTTACTTTAGGAACTGCTTTCATGTTGTGACCTCCTTATTGTTCGGCTTGGAACACAATTCCACTTAAATCTATGACGGTTAGGGAACCGGATGATAAAAAGCAATCGCCGCTAGCACCGACAAGGAATTGACCAAAAGCCTGATTTGCCGAAACTACAAAACGCATTGATTTAAGCGGGCGGTATCCAGCAGGAAGACGGAAAGCCATTGTATTTAAAGCGGATACGTTAAGCACTCCACGTAACGTTACGTAGCCATCATTCGACCTTGTGTATTGTATGGCTTGTTCGCTGCTGCTTGTATTTGTTGCCCCGTTCACAAGTGTAGGCGCAAGCCATGCAGGATTATCTTTGTCAGCCTTCTTGTTCTCTACTACGGACAGGCGCGTATTAGCCTGCTGTACACCATCCACCAAGTCGGCTAAAAGCGTTTTTTCGTTGGCTGCATAGGAGCCTGTGAATGGTACGATTGGCGATGTTGCAGCCATAAGGTATGTTACGCTGTATGACTTATCAGGGGCGTAGGTGTATAGCTGGTCGATGTAGACATTTCCATACCATGTTCCGACGGATGCTGTAACCCCCCATCTGAACGATTCAGAAACGTTGTTCCCGTATACCGCTAAAATTTTAGACGGCATATTTTTCAACGGGTTGACGCTGCCTCCTGATGCGACGTAGTTTATCATCCAACGATCTGTAGCGCTAGGATAGGGTAAGGGTTTCGCGCTCTCGCGCAACACAATCCCTGTACCTACTTCAACCTGACTATCGCCCTCGCTAAAGGTTAGTTGCCCCTCTGAAACGATAGGCTCAACAACGGGTGTTGCAAGCTGATATACAAGTTGGTACGGCGTGTATCCTGCGTAGGACTGCTGTGGTGCAGATTGTGTGAAGTTAGGAGCGCCCACACACTGAACCCAATACTTAGTACCCGTACCTGCCCATGTCGCCGTCGTTGCCGACTGTGCCTGTGCTGGCGTAATGGTATTAGCGTCATAGGCTTTGTAGCCAAAAAAGTACGCTTTGATATCATCCTGCGAAGGCTGGTATCCATCTGCCCATCCACTATCTGCAACGGGTATTGATAGATATAACCCGTCAGCGGCTAAAAACGATTGATCCGCATCCGTCCACGGGTAGGCATGTGCGATTAATTTACCGTCATATTTTACAACTCTTTCGCTGTCCGTCTTTGGGTTGAACAAAGGTAAAGTTACCTGTTTATTGCCTGCCTTGGTATCCTTGTACACCCAAGATTGATTGCCGTCCAGCGTCAACCCTTGCCACTTCTTAGACTTGAAGTATTGTCCGTCACGCTCAAACACTGTATCCGCATTAGCTCCTGTAACTGGATCGGCGTACAGGTCTGTTTGTAAGGCCAGCATGGAGTCTTCACGCGGCTTGAATGGCTTGGCTGTGCTGCCGATGTTGAGCATTAAGTTGGAAAACGTAAACGTCCCGGTCGAAGTGTTCCCATTGTCTATTGTCACTCGTAATCTACTTGCATTAGCTGGCGCTGTGAATGTTAAAGGCAGAGGCGTCGAAGTCGTGTTCCCTCCGCCCACCACGTTTCCATTGGCATCCTCGAAAGCCATGTACAAAATCCCCGTTACCTCTCCGCTAATTGTGTATGCTTTTCCTATCACGACAGGAACGTACACATTTGCCGCCTGAAAAGACGCTGTAGCGACGAGTGATAAGGAATAAGGGCTTGCCGCTTTCATATTGGCGTGTAGACCCCACTCGTAGAAACTCGGTAATAGGTTTTCCCCATACCGAATTGCATATGGATTACGAACAGGCATTACGCTATCCACGTAAGGCCACTCTGCCGCAACTTGAGCTGGCGTAAGGGTTGCCGCTGCTGCATAGTCTGCCTCGCTGATTTCATAGATCCGCACGCTGTCCATGTTAAACGTATTGCCGCTGTTGCCCGTGCCTGTAATGGTCAAGATGTGGAAAAAATCAGTAGCTGCAAACCGGACAACAGACGGCGCAAAAGCCGAAGCTGCCGCTACATCGTTACCCGTTGCCCCAGCAATGCCATTTATGGAAATAGCCACCTTGCTGGTATTGCCGTTTTTCACATCTGCTATGGCTACATACTTTTTGCCCGGCGTAGTAAGGAAGGTCGCGGATGCTGTAGCGGGTACAGAACCGAGCGTAAGCTTAAATGAGCTGGTCCCGCTGGTTTTATTGGTGGCATCCGTCGCAATAGTCGTGTTGGACGACCACAAACCCACGCTTTCGCAATTGCCCATCCTGCCAAGCAAATTCACAAGCATTCTCCCGGTTACGCCGGACAATGAAAACGGAGCTGCCTTCACAGCGTTAAGAATCTGCACACCTTCATTCAGCGTAACCGTTTTGGTATTTATTGTGTTAAAACGAGAGTCTATTTCCTCTTTATGAACCGCGTTCTCTTGTAGCTCTTTAAGAGCAAGATATGATGTGTTCAAATGCCAATTAAACCACTGTGCCGGAGGTTTTAAACCCGGTGTGTAACCCGCTGTTTTCTGTGTAATAGTAGGTTCTGTGCCAGCAGCAAACCATTCCGGTAATTTCTCTGTAAACGGCATATAATTACTCCTTTCTTAAATAGGTAAATCTGTACTTTTACCCGGCTCGTAAACCGCGCCGAGCTTACCGCCAATAACTGGATCGTCCAAACTACCCCAGCCGCGCTCTGGGTCCGCTTCTTCTGGCAGGCTACCGAACTCAAAGGTTCCAGCCAGTTCAATACTCTGGACACTTACGCCAGCAGCAACTGTCTTTTGGATTATCTGCACGAATTGCGACAACTCTATGCCAGATTCGTCCAGCTTTTCAAGCGGCAAGCGCATAAGAGACAAAGCCGCTGGTTCCGGGTCCAGCGGATCACTAAATTTCTGTTGAATCTTAATTTCGCTGTAATCTGCACCAACTGCAAGGGCAATAACCCGTATAATCGTGTTTACGTCCCCTTTGGACAGGTTACGGGCTATCTTGCTTTTTATCATTATTCGGTAAATTTCATCGGAAGCGGCTCCACGAAGCTGCCCCACATTGCCGCCGATAAGGTCCAGCGTCGTTCCTTTTGCAGTGTCGATATCTCGCCATTCTTCGATTGTTTTAAACGTGGTTTGTAAATCATTCAGAGGTCCAGCCAAAATTAAAAATAGCTTTCCTATGTTACCGTTCGGATTTTTGGCAAACACATCAGTCAATTTCTTGATAAGGTCAACCGCTGAAATCATGCCGCGTCACCTCGATCCACTCCGCAGCAGTTTGAGCCACTTGTTGCACGTCCACAACCAAATTATGCGGCCCGTAACTCGTTCCGTTCGTGGACAGTTGTATAATCACATCTTCCACGCCTGTAATGGAATAGGCAGCGGCAGCAAGACGCATCATGACCACATCCTCGCCCATGCTCAAACCAGCATACACCGTACCATCCAAATCCGTACCACCGATAAACCGGACCAGTTTGGATATAACCTGATCGTCTCCGTCAGCAGGATAGGCCGTGCTTTTATATACCTGAATTTTGATGTGTACAGGCACGACCTCAGCACGGCTAAATTTAATCGGCTGAAGGTTTCCGCTTAGGTCCTTAACTTGCATGGAAATATCACCATAAGATTCAATACCAGCAGCTCCAACGGATAAAATCGCATTGGCGATGTCGGTGTCTGATCCGCCAAGAGCGTACACCTGATATGATTTTTCAGGACGACCAGCAGCATCAGGAGTGATTTTATTGTTTATAATCACCGCCGCCGCACGTACCCCAGTTACCCGCAGCACCGCCCCCCGTATAGCATCGCCTGTCGCTGATCCGCCGCCAGCTACCGACAGACTGAACTTATCCCTAAATTCCGGGTCAGTCTCCTTATCACGTCCACCAAGAATAGCCGCAGAGTTGTTTACCGCTGTCACTTCTGGTACTGGATTAACGATGATTGTAACCATCCCTTCCGGCACATTACCGGACAAACCTGCCTCCATCGCCTCCACGGGAACCGTCATACTGCCGGAAGCTGGGAAAGTTGATTCAGCTGTGGTTTCATACTGAATATCCGTATCGGTTGACACCAAAAAACCCGATGGCACTGTATAGCCGGACGTACCTGTAAGGGTTACGCTGCCAGTTGCATATTGCGAAAGGATACGTGATACCCCGACATGTGGGCCAAGACGGTCCAAGCTGGCCCCCTCTGCGGTGTTAACATAGGCGCTGTAATATACTTTTTCCGCAAGCCCCCAAACAGTAGCGAGAAACCAGGCGAATATCCGTAAGATAATCCCCAGCGGAGAGAGGGCAGACGTATTGATTTTGTCGCCATAAACCTCTTTAGCCTTGTCTTCCATTTCATCAATTAGGTCATCGAACCGTTTACGTTTAAACCCCTTTTCATCCAGCACTTATTGTCACTCCCTCCTGCTGGATTATCTCGCCGCTGGTCCCGGTTGCTTTAAACGTTACTGTCAGCAGCCGGGCCGCACGATCCACTTTAAAAGTAACATCGTCCACGCTCTCAATTCGTTCTTCCTGCAACAATGCACGAGTAAGCTCATTTCTTATTTCTTCCTCACTGGCGAGCTTTCCAAGGAACAAACGAAAAGCAAGGCCGATATCTGGATTCAGAAACCATTCCCCCTCATTAGTACCAAGGGCAACCCGGCAGCATTGTGCCAATTCTTCATCGCCCTCTACCATTACCAGGTCTCCCCGGCTGTCGAACTCCAGATCTCCGTCTGCTGTCAATTTGAAAGACTGCACACCGTCACCCCTCCCCTAACTAAAAGAAGCCGGGAAGATCCCGACTATAACCGCGTCATTGCTATCATGTTGCCTTGCCGTGTCCGGCGCAGCCACCGCACCAGCAAGCCCGTTCCGTATTTCCCTGTCCGCAACAACCACATAAACCACGTCGCCCTTTTTATACTCAGGCACATACTCCATGGCCTCGCCCCCAGCCTTTGGCTTTAGCCGAAACCCCAGCCCCGGCACAGCCTGAATCATGGCCGGATCGTCCGTACCTGTTCGGATTAATGGCCTTACACTAGCGGTCATTTTACCTTCATCAAATGAAAGCACCTCGCACGGAAAGGCCACATTAAAATCCGTGTACAGCTTTGCCAACAAGCCATCAAGCAGAGCAGACATAGCGGCGGCAGGATCAACCTTATTCATAAAATCGCCTCTACTTCCGTTACAAAATCACCCGTCCGGGTGAAGGTATGGGAACCACTACGGACATGTGCCTTCCCAGTAAATCTTGAATAGGACAGGTTGAGAACACTAGCAGTCGTTATCCTGTGCTGGAGCTGCATCTTTATGTTAAAACCCTTGGCTCCATCCTTTTCAAACCTTCCCGGAGTTCCGATCAAGCCAGTTTTGGTATTAATAGCAAACACATTGTCGCCGCCGCTCCGTAAATTGCGGACGTACAGTTTGTTCTTATTGATGTACACCGATGTTCCACAGTCTTTAGCGACCTTTGCGATTATCTCCGTTACTTTGCCTTTTGCGGTATATCCGTCCTGATAGCGGTAATCCTGATTTAGATTAAATTGAGCAATAGGTAGACCAATATAGCTTGCCATCTGTTTAATAATCTTGCTGGCGAGTGTGTTTTCAGCAAAGGCAATTTCTTTTACCTCGCGTTTGTCCAGGTCTTCACTGTCCAGTACATGGATAGTGGTGATTTTGTCCACGCCCTCCCAAACGGTATCTACGTTGGATATGTAGCCGTGGAGCAGCAGCCCAACATCACCCTTGTATCCAGCATTGAGCATAAGCACACCGTTACGCTTGATATTGTTTATAGTCGTTTCCGCCAGATTCCAAATTTTAATTTCAGATTCGTTGGGAAGAGTATCATTGTCAAACGGGACCTTGCCCTCGATATTGTACTTGTCGGAGGAAAATTTCATCCCGGCTGTCATTACCTCGATTACACGTCCAAAATTACGCATCGTCTTCATCCTCTTCCTCGATCACGTAAAGAAACACGCTCACACCGAGCGTGTCCCATGTTACTGCTGTACTGTTTTCGGACTCATCGTAAGGAACAATAGGGACCTTGGGAAAACGATCATCCTGTACATCGTAGAACAACGGTATGCCGTATACGATCTTTTCCCCGTAAACTAGCACTTCCCCATCCAACTCCAGGTCAACTGTGAAATAGTCGTAATCAGAGTTGTAATGAACCTCAAAGGTGTACATTTGTTCAGCCAGCTCAATATCGAAACGGTAAGGAATGTTTTCCTTTTCAATTTCTATATATTCATAGTCCATCCACGTTCACCCCTATTAAGCCCACGGGCTGCCCTTCTTAAATTTGACCTTCTGGACCTTTTCTTTTTCCTTTTTGCCCTTGCCCTTACCTTTTTTACCTTTCTTGGTCTTGTCCTTTTTGCCTGATTTCTTCTTGTCCTTCTTCTGCTTCACGCCACTATTAACGATCTTAGCGGCCTGAGATTTAACAGGAAGCGGCAGTTTGCCCACATATGAAGATTGAGCGACAATAACCTCAGTAAGAGTAAATGAAACGGCGTAACCGTCAGCGTTTGTATAATCATGGTCAGTCGCTAGGCCGGATATAATCCCGGTGAAAGCTGTCCGACCAACATATTTTACAATCTGTCCAGTGTCAGATGCCTTTTTTAGATATGTAAGCACACGCGCCGCATCCGGCCCGGATATAACCCCACTAAGAGGCATTGTCCGGGCTTTGCGCTGCACGTGATCCACCATATCTATTCCTTTTTCCACAGGTTGCGAAGTAATCTCCACATCAAAGGTAGGAGACTCTTTTTCGATCCAAATATAATGGTTGTCGATCATTGCCATTAAATGTTCACCTCCGGTTCAAGTCCTCTGCGCCGGAATGTTTCTTCTAGAATCTTTTGAACTTGGCGGCGCACCTCGGCGGCTACATCCCCAGCAACCGTAGCGCTTGAAGCATCTGCCCGAAGGTCGATATTCACACTAATGTTCATTGCACCGCCTGCATTTCCGCCACTACTAACACGGGCAGGGGCTAATTTACGGGCTGGTGCACCTGTTGAGCTACTTGTGGATGGTATAATCTCGTCCGTCATGCCAGTTGCAGCAGCCGCCACGCGATCCTGTGTCCCTTCGATACCACGGGCAAGCCCCTCACCCGTAAAGAAACCCAGTTCCATCATTACGCGGGAAGGTGAATGAATATCAAGTGCGCTTTTGATACTGTTTTGTATACTGTCACCGATACCCTTAACCTTGTCCACTACGGCATTGGCCATAGACATAATCCCGTTAATCATGCCTTCGATTATGTTCTTACCTACTTCAAATAGGTTGATTCCTTGAAGGTAACTGATAATTTGATTCCAGATACCAGTTATCTTGTTCCAAATGTTGGTGACTGTTGTTGAAATGGTGGACAGAATATTATTCCACACATTGGAAAGGAAAGACTTTATGCCATTGAAAATATTGGACGTGGTTGTCTTTACGTTGTTCCATGCCCCTGTTATTCGACTCCATATTGACGATACAGCCCCGCTAATACTTCCTTTGATCCCAGTCCAGACAGTAACTAGCCACATCTGAATGGCCATAAAGGTTAATATAGTGAAAGCTTTTATCTCATCCCAATACTTTACGACAGCAGCCACGGCCCACCCAATTGGTCCAGTCAAAGAAATTAAGAAGGTCGGCCCCCATTGAACAATGAAATTAACAATGGCATTAAAAACATTTGGAACTGTCGTGGTGAAAAAGTTCATAGTTGCAGCAAAGGCAATTTTGATTCCTGCCCAGGCCCCATTAATGATATTTCTGAATTTTTCGGATTTTTTGTAAGCCACAACAAATGCTACAACTAATCCGGCAATTAGAGCCACCACCAGCCCAATCGGGTTGAGGGCCATTGCCACGTTTAAAGCCAATTGAACTGCTGTCCATAAACGTGTGGCAACTGCAATTGTAGTTACTACAGCTTTATAGGTTACTAACGCGGCTGCAATGCCTGCTATTTTAGGCGCTACACCCTCGAAACTTGCCATTTTCTGCACGACACCCGCAATTGTACTGCCAACGCTTTGCAGTGTGGGCCATAGCTCTTTCGCTTTGGCTGTGAGCCATTCTATGCCCTTTCCTACCTTATCCCCTATAGCGGCACCAAACGCCTCTATTTGGGGCTTGTGGTCAGCCGCCCACTGTCCAAACCGATTGAGGTACGGCAGCAGTTTTTGACCAACAGGTATTAAGATCCCGGTTTCAATCTGCCTACCAAACATCGCTAGTGCTTCGCCAGGACTGTTAAACCTGACCTTGTTAATATCATTGAGCGTATTAGCAGCAGAATTAAACTGTGACTTGACCGAACCCATAGCAGTTATTGTCTTCGCCTCAAGGTCTTCGAACTGCGAACCCATCAGGGCCACGCCGATAGTGTTACGCTGCACCGGGTCCTCGATATCGCCAATCATCTGCATTATCTGCTGAAAGCTCTTTTTAGCTTCTGGACCGCCTGCGGCAAATGTATGCATCATTTTATCCGCATTAAGCCCCAGCATTTCAAAGGCTTGTATACTGGTCTTGCTGCCATCTTTGGCCCGAATGTTAAATTCCTTAACTGCGTCCATTAAGGTGTTATCCTGCTGGCTTTTTATCCAACAGCTCTGTCGGTTTCCTTTCCCGACAGTTCAGCATATCTTTTCACTTTCACAGGAAAGTGTCGCGGCCTCGTGGATGGGTTATCTCACCATCTATGCGTTGCCCCTGTCCGGCTATGCCGTCACCACCCTTGTTATGGTTAGCGCTCGTGCGCGACTTCGGTTCGGATTAGCATTGCAGCCTCCCCGCTTAATTCCGCGATTTATAGTCGGCAACGCTTTTTTACCGACTTTATCAAGGTTGAAAGCTCCGTTTTGTGATCCAGCAGCCAAAGTATTAAACATATCATCAGCGCCAAACCCCAAGGATTTAAAGGAAACGGAATACTCGTTAGCTGTGTCAAGCAACTCGCCCGTTTTATCAAGCCCCTTTTGCGCCCCTTGTGCCAACAACGTCATGGACTGCTCGGACGTTATGCCAAACTGTCGCATCATGGTATCGGTAGTCCTTACAGACTCCCCAACCTCAAAATTAAAGGCCCTGCCCAAAAGCATTGCATTTTTGGTTGTACCCTCAAGCGCCGCTCCGGTCTGTCCGGTTATCTGCGCCGTGGTACTAATGGCGCCGCTCAAGTCCTGCCAGTTTTCTCCGAAGTTCTGACTGTACAAGTTTTTCGCTATATCCTTAGTCGCCTGCATCTGTTGATCTGTTTGTCCGGTGGCCATTTGCACCTGAGACATATTCTTTTCAAAGTCAGACGCCGCTTTTACTGAAGCAATAGCAAAGGCTCCCATAGCTGCTGTTGCAGCAGCTCCGAAAGCAAACACCCCACCGCGTAAGCTACTAAGTTGGTCCTCAGCCCGGCGCAATGGACCCTCTGCAATCTTAAAACCTACGGCAAACATTAAGTTACCAATTACGCCGCCAGCCATACGATCACCTCACAACAAAAAGAGCGCCCTGTATAGGCGCTCACTTAGGTTTATTTGCAGCACGTTCTTGCTGCTTTATATGGATATCCAAAGCAGCGTTTGCTTCTGCTAGATCGTCGTCGTCCATCAAAAAAAGATCACTGTACGTAACGCCCATATCAGATAACAATAGCCGCCATTGACCCCAACGTTCATTAGCCCTCCGATTGGCTTCCCGCTTGCTGATCGTCATTTGCTTTATCATCCTCTGTCCCCGTAATAAATGCATAGGCGGCATTGATAACTTCAGAACATTCAGAATAATTGTCAAAGTCGTCAAGTTTAAGTTTAGGCTGCACAATTACATTTTTAAGCATTTCCTCATACATGCGTTCCTCCATCACTACACCATGTTTATTTTTACTAGCATCGTTAATTTTAGCAACGGCACGGACACCTGGATGCTGGAACAGATATTCTTTACCTTCAACTTTAGATGTGTAGTTTTTTTGTTTGAAATTAGCCATTATAATCGTCTCCTTAAATTTGGTTTATTAGATTAAAGAATTTCATGGTTTGTTAATTGAATTTCATATTCCCGGTCATCTGCCTCATTCCCATATTTACGGGCAGCAGGCTTTTTGACGACCCCGGCTGTACTAGTGATGGTTTCTTTCGGCGTGCCGTTGTAAATAACACTGACGTCCACGACCTGACCAGTAACGGCCAGTTTGTCCATGTATGCCACTTGCGGACTTGTTGCAAGCAACGTGATTTTGAGTGTGGCGAGCGGGTTATTCACCTTGGTTACGAGTACATCACCCTGCGCCCCGACTTTGAAAGTATTGGAATCTTCGTCTTTTTCCCACTCTACCAAGTCCTCGCTAAACCCCGTAAGAAAAACCCCTCCAATTGATACGGAGAGGTCCATAGGATCATATGTGGTTGTAGTAGCCAATTAAATCAACTCCTTATAGGCTGATATAGCCTATGATTTTAGTTTGGTGAATCGCTCCGGCCAATTCAAATTCGAATTTACCACCATTGTATACTCGCTGCTCTCGGTCTGCTGGATCTACCTGAGAACGTGTTTTAAAGGTTGTACTATATAGCGGCAACCCATCGTCATCATGTGCAATCATTCCTTGCTGATCAGCGCGGAGCAGGTTGGTTTTAACCACTGCTTCAATCTGTGAAATACCGCGATTATCAAATGTGACCTTATCAGCCCGATTGAATAATTTCTGTACTCCCAGTTCTACGTTCATAATCAGCCAGTGTTTAGACTGAATAATGTCGATGTACTCACCACTTACCGTTTTGCCTTCGCTGGTCACATTGTCCCCGGCTTTGGTTACATACGTAATTGCTCCAAGATCATGAATCGCCATTAATTCCGTGGTTGTAATATCCAACGGTTCAATGCCTTTAATCGTTTGGTTTTTCCAAGTGGCGCTGCCTGCATCTTTTGAACCAACAGCACCGACCAATCCCGCGTCTGGATAATTTGATGTGTCTATATGGTAGAAAGCGATGGTATTGTTATATTTTTTGGATTTTATTGTGGCTAAATCCGTTTTGCTGCTGCTCGCTACAACAAACAATCTTGAATTATCCAAATCAACCGCATCAGCAATGGCCGTAACATCTGCCAATGTGCGACTGGTAGAAATGAGATAATACCAATCTTTGCTGAAAATCTTTGGAAGGAAGTCCGTCAATGGGTCCCCTGTCTTGTATTGCATTACAGCAATGGACTCGGGAGAGTTGTCTCCTTGATTAAACATTGCATAAGCAGCCTTATAAATTTGTGTTGTGTTTGCAAAATCCGCAAGCACAGCGTCAAGATCATAGTACACTTTGAAGTCACTTGCCGCTGCTGCTGCTCCGATGATTAATGGTCTGCCTAACCCCGTTTTAGGAGTAGGTCGCAGAATGTTAATGATTACTTGCACGTCACTGCGTACCGCCAAAAGAATTACCCCCTTTGAATATTAGCTTTTTCGATCCATTCCAAATCCTGTTCTGCAACGGCAGTGGCGCGAAAATCCACGTCAAACCCGTAGCGCCGTTCCCACTCGTCTGCAATGAGGATATCCCGGTTGTCTACGCTGCCGATATTGAAAATAACAACGTCCAAATCCTTGAGAACATCCCGGCCTATGGTTTTAAACCAGTCTTGCGCCCGTAGTGCGTTTGTAATGCTGTCCGCGCTATCCGCCGCGTAGGACAAAAAAGAGACAGTAAATTCTACCGTCTCTCGTTGAACCAATTTTCCATTTTCCTGTGTTACTACCGGAAAGCCCCGGCCTTCTGGGAATCCGTCAAAGCTGTATGTTAGAAACGCGCCTTTTGGCATATCCCCCCCGCCGTTCAACTCCACGACCTTCACACCCACATAAGCTGATAGATTACGAACTATCGCTGACCGGATCGCCTTGAACGGAATCATTTCTGACCACCTTTTTCAACATGTATTTATTAATATCGCTGTACTCTCGTACCTCAGAGGTATCAACTGTGTAATGATTTCCCTGGTACTCTATCCGGTCGCCGTTAGAGTGCACGGAAGCCGTGTACAGTGTCTTATCTTCCTCGGTGTAGTTACCGCCTTCTTCCTGCTGGAGCTTAGCGGAGACAGGCTGAAAATGCCCCTGTAACGAAACACGTTCTTCCTTCGCAGGAATCCAAACGCCATCCTCATCCCAATAGCCCGAAGCAGGCCGGACAAATACGTAAGGCACGTTATATTTCCGCACGATCCCCCCGAAAGCAAACTTACGCATAACCCACCTCCTACTTGTCCACGATCACATGAGTAATAGAGTCCCGAAGATCGGCCTCTGCAATAAGGATTTTCTTCCCCTTCTTACGCCGGGCATAAAGCGGGGAAAGTGGTGGCTGCTTGATCCTATTAAAATTAGCAAGCGTCTTCGTTTCCCCGATTACTCCAATCTGTTCAAGAAAGGCCATAACGTCCATATTACCCATAGCTACAGGGGTTATGTTTGTTCGCACCCATTTGGAGATACCAGCAGCCGATTTTTTCTTTCCTGTCCCGATAAATGAGCGAGCTGGGATTTTCATTTTGGCTGATCCGTATTCATGGACCCCGGCAATCATTGCAAGGTCAGCATTACCCTGCATACCTATATGGACCTCTTTTTTAGCGAGCTTGTTTAAATTGGCTATGATTGCCGGAAGGAAACTCGTTTCATCCAGTTCCACATTTGCGCGGCGAGTGCGTGTCCGTCTTGCTCCAGCCATTAGACCCACCTCCCCACATAAGGAGAAAGAAGCGCCTGAACGGTTGAAGAAAACAATGCGTCTGTATCCCCATAGGTAACAGATACATCCCCGACACGTTCAGACTTCACCCCAATTGCTGTGGGATTTTGTAGCATTCCTTGCACAACAAATATACAGGCCACTTCAACCGCCTCCGGTAAGGTGCGCGGATTATCGGCTGAATCATCGCCCGGAAGCACATACCCCGCCTCATACCGAACCGTTATACTACGCTGTCCTGTATTCCATCCTTTGGGCAAAAATAAAATACCGTCCTCGTTGGCCTCGACTGCAAATTGATCCTTATCCATAGTCGCAACACCAGAAAATACCGGAAAATTACGCAACACCAAAAAGGACGATCCAGAACCGTCCAGCACTTCAGTATATGTTTGTTTTTTGAAAGACCTTCGGCAAAAACTTTCTATAGCTTGGGACGCTGCCATAATGTACATGTTAAGGTTGTTATCCTCGCTAGTGTCCTCAATCGGGATACCTAGCTGGCCTTTTACTTTTGCAATCGTGGTAAGCATTACGCTAAAATTCCTGCTGCGCGAAGTTTAGTTTTTAAATCACGCAGTTCGGCAAGCACACCAGCCGCGTCCGTTGCTGCTGTGTCCGGTACTGCTGCTGCTTTTGTGGCTGTTAGCTTGCCATTAAGGGTACTTGTTAAACTTGAATCCAGCTTGGCTACTGTTACAGCACCGTTTGCCAATTTTGCAGCAGTAACAGAACCATCTGCCAACTGTGCGGAGCCGCCCAAGTTAACGGCCACACCATCCTTAGTGATTTTTCCGTCATCTACAATAGCTATTTCCCCGCCGATTGTTAACTTATCTGGAGTTGCGTGGTTTTTTGTCAAATAACTCAATGCTGTTTCCTCCTTTCAGGGGCCTAAGCCCCTAAATATTAGGCTTCTACCGGAACACCAGTCAGGATAACAATTGCATCCTCATTTGCTGGCTTGCCATCAAAACGCTGAATGATACGAGTAAGAGTAGTATCATTCTCGAATGCGTCTCCGCCTTCATCAGTCGTTTTAGCTTCTAAGGTTTTACGATCAAAGAAGTAATAACCGACTTCAAAGTTACCAAAAGCAATTTTTGTCTTGCCAGTTTCTGTTTTGATATCATCAAAAACGGCGACTGGATAACTAAACAAGGTGAATACGTCCGCTTGCGTTGGATCGGGAACCAAAACACTTTTACCGTCTGCATATTTCATGTCAGCCAGAGCTTCAGTCGCAGCGGTGTTCATAACCCATTTAGCTCCGCGTCTATATCCTGCATCCACCATATTTTTCAACTTTCTTAGGAGTTTGATATCAACGCCTGAGGTTGGTGTAGGCAAAGTACGGTATTTTGTAGTTGTGAAAATACCCTCTGTGGAATTTTCCCCACCGATTCCATAAAACACTTCGTCATTCTCTGTATTGAGAGAAATTTCAGTGTACCAGTCAAGAAGTTCTGTACTGATAGAAACAGCGCTATCAGCTATCAATTCATTAGTAGCCTCAAAAATCCCGCCGTATTTATGGACCTTGTATTTGATTTCCTCGTATTGTGGGGTATCCATTTTGTCAATCTTGGTTTTTTCGTCGTAGTTCTTCATTTTCAAATCAGTTCCACGGCGTTTCGGACGGCTACCGGACAACGTTCCTACTGGTTTTACTCCAACCAAATTGCGAATAGAGGTTTTAGATTTTTTCTGAAGAATAATATCCTTGCTATCATCTTCAGGGACCAAAATTCCCCCGCTGCCTTTTTCACCTTCGTTCATTGACCGTGCTTCATTCTGCTTCGCCTTAAATGCAGCCCGTTCTTCATCGGACATTTCCGCATTTCGACCAAACTTCAAGTATTTTTCATAGGCGCTGCGGTATTCCTTGGAAGTATCGGCTTTACGTTCTTCATCATCACCCGGTTCTTTTACAGAATCAGGATCAACGGGAGGCGTTTCGATACCTTCCAAACTGCGGTAAGCTTCAATCTTGGCAGAAATGGTTTCTGCTTCCGTAATCAAAGAACGGGCTTCATCAATCTTTCCTTCTTCCACCAGCTTGCGAGCTGCTTCTTTTTTCACTGCCAATTGTTGGCGTAGTTCTCTTTCTTTCGGGTCCATTTAAATTCCTCGCTTTCAGTATTTAGGTATAAAAAAAACGACCCTTACAATCCCAATAGGTCGATTTCAAGTAATAATTTTTCTGCTTTCAATTTGTCTCCAGCTCTAAATTCATCTAACGATCGGCAGGACACTTCATTGGATGGATAAGCAGGAAAAGCAACGGGCGATATTTCATACAATTCAGCATTTAGAATTGAACGTTTATATAACTTTGCGCCACCTTCTCTATCCTCCGACGACCATTTTTCCTTAGTGACTCGCATTCCAAAGGAAACACCGTCCACATCGCCGCGCTGAATCAATTCCCAGGCATCATTTCCGGCGCTTGTGTTAGGAATGTCCAGTTCAAAGCGCAATTCCTTATCCCCGCTAAATAAACGTAAAGTGCTGCTCTTAGTGTTACCTAGCACTTGAGAGGTATCGTGTGACCACAAGCCTACAACGCCCCGCGTTCTAATACTTTCGTCAAAAGCACCAGGAGCAATTTGTTCTACAAACTCGTCTCCGTACCAGTCCCGCATTACTTCGCTGTCAGTCTCATACTTGATTCCTCCAGTGATGGTCCTCGTCCCGTCTTCCTCAGTCGCTTCCCTCACTTGGAGTTGTATCGGTAGCGTCCGTTTCTCCTTGTTGTCCTTCATCGGATTGTTTCTGCTCAGTTCCTTCACCCCCCTTCGCCGGATTGACTCCGGTTTGTACTTGCTCCAACTTATCCAAAGTCGTGAAGTTCAACGGAATAAGATGTTTATCGCCCATGTCCCCGATGTTGTCACGTTCCTCCAGCTCCCGTACTTCGTTGATAGAATAGGCACCCATCTGGATCATTTCTTTGTAAAATGCGGCCCGGCTTTGGCTGTCTCCACGCAGCTCACTGGTAACATTAAATCTGGCGTATCTCCCTTTATCTCTTGCTCCGTTTTGAGTAAACAATTTGAAATTAGCCTCTTGTTCCCAATTGGTAATATGAGGTTGAAGCGTGTTTTTGACATACTCAATGGATTGATGCTCTATATTGGAAAATGTCGCTTTGTCCAAAAGTCCAAGTTTATGAGGTGGAATTTTGTACAGCTTGGCAACTTCACTTATACCAAATTTTTGAGTCTCTATAAATTCAGCATCTTTAAGAGGCATACCAATACTTTTATAATCCAGTCCAGCATCCAGCACAGCAATACGATGTGCATTGTTTAGTCCGGTATGCAATCTATTCCATTCCTCACGGGTACGCTCTTTTGCTGGTTTATCAATCTTCTGTTCCGTCTTGAGTATCCCGCCTATTGACGTGCCGTTTTCATAAAAAGATGATGTGAATTTTTCCATAGCGTTCTGAGAACCAAGCTTTTCACGCAATGCAGCAATTGGACTCATGCCCTTCAATCCGGTGGTGCTGATCAATTTTAGGTGGAGTACATCGGACATGTGTAATTTACGCTGTACGCCATTCGGAAGAGTTGTTATATACCAAATTTCATTATTGGTCCAATCAATCTTAACGTCAGTCTGTGCAGGATTGAGAGGCCATAAAGCTTTTGGTAATCCCATTTCATCCCATTCGATGTTGGTATAAAAATTTCCCCATGTCGCAAGATGAACCATAGATAATTCCTTGAATGTATAGGCGCTCATAAGTGGATTAGATCGGGTTCCAAGCAAGTACGATACTGGATGATCCGTATCCTTGGTTATTTTCCCGCCACGCTTACGGAATACTTGAACAGGTAGTTTGCCGATATCTCCACCCAGCACAGAACAAACCGTATAAATATTTGAATTTATAATGGAATCCCCATTACTCACCCTTTTCCCACTGGCCGTTTTGTCACCAAACAGCCAATTCATGAACCATCCTGCCGGATTTTTAAGGTCCGATGGTTCGGTATTTGAACGCCGTGACCACCATTTCATTTTACGTTTTGCCAAAGTATCACCCCCGATCTACAATGAGAAGTCGTCACTCATAATACGTTCATTTAAATCATCTTTGGTTTCTGGAACTGCGATACGAACATGGGCATTGATTAAAGCGGCAGCCGGGTCAATCCGCTCTACGCTCTTAGCTTTGTCCAGCATGATATTGCCTTGTGGGTCCTCTTTCGTTACTGCATTTGACATTGCCCAACCTAATACTGGATCGTTTTCATGGATTATCTCCCGTTTATAGACACGCTCTCTCAAATTTTTAGAAGGATAGTTAAGGGTTTTAACTCCCTGTCGGATTTCAATCATTTCATATCCCTCTGCCTGCATGCCATTGGAAAATTGTGTAGCATTATAGGGGTCATAACATATTTCATTAATGACCCAATCTCTGCGCTTCGCTTCGGCAGGAATGTATTCCATAATAAAATCGTAATCAACGACTGAACCAGGCGTGATTGTAATCCATCCTTGTTCCACCCATAAATCATATGGCATTTTATCAGTCTGTTTTCGGGCTTTGAGCGTGTCTTCTGGCATAAATGAATGGCTAAACACAGCAATCCTGCCATCCAATAACGGCACTTCAAACGAACAGCTTGTCAAATCTATGGTTCTGGAAAGGTCAATACCAACGATTGCTTCTAACCCGGTCATGTCTGGCATTGGATTTTTGGCAGATGCACCACAGGCTTTCCATTTGGACATATCCATATATCCACTCTGTTTAGCGTCCACCCACAAATTCATGTTTTTTATTTTGTAGTTGACCATTTTTTCAGGGTCAGCCAATGCCATTTTTAATTCACTACGCAACATTTTTATACCAGCCGGATAAGTAGTGACAATCGGATTAGCTTTAGGCCAATTACGTTCGTCCTTAATGTCGTCACCATCGTCCAGTTCGTTTACCATTGCAAAATACTCGTCATTGTCCAGGTCAACATTCGGATCAAGCAGCTTGGAAACATAATTGTACTCAATGCGATAACACGGATTATTTAGATTCCGCCCGGCTGTTGTTATAATCATTAGTAACGGCTGTTCCCGCGCTATCATACCGGATACCAAGACATCATAAAATTCCGTTGTCTTGTGTAAGTGATATTCATCAACAATCCCGCATTGTACGTTTGTACCGTCGCCTTCTTTTCCATCCTCTTTAGATAAGGCTTCCATAAAAGATTCGCTTTTGAGATGTTGGATTAACCCATTTGCTATCTTAATCGTCCCGCGTTTGATCAAGGCGGCGCAGCCTTTCAACATTGCAGCGGCTTCGTTCCATACAATTTTTGACTGCTTCTTTTTCGTTGCAGCACAATAAACCTCTGAAGAATATTCTCCAAAGGCTATGGTTTCGTATGACCCTACACAGGCAAGCGATTGAGATTTAGCATTTTTACGCGCCACTTGCCAATAGGCTTTGTTGAAACGTCTCAATCCTGTTTCCCGGTGTACCCATCCATAAATATTACCGAACACAAACTTCTGAATGATGTGGGGTTCAATGTGCTGACCCGCTAATGCTCCCTTGCGGTGTTTGAACAGTCTCATCCAGTCCAAAAAACGTTCAGCATATTCCTCGACAAACACATAAGGAAATTCATCAGTATCCTGGCGATCCAAGTCTTTCAAAAAACGTTCACAGGCTCGCTTATGCTTCTGACAAGCGACTATCTCACCGTTTAAAACCATCTCTGAATATAGAACAAGTTCATCAAAAATCATATGTCACCAAATCGCTTGCCTACCGGGTCTTGTTCTTGAGGTTTTTCATCCTTCAATGCAATTTTGGTACGATCATAAACCGTGAAGCCAAACTTAGCTTCATATGCCTGCATCAATTTGATGGTTGCATTAAGAGAGGTAAGCGCAGGATTAGTGACGTAGGTAATGCCACCGCGCGAGTTCTCATTTATCAACGTGTAGCCCTTTTCGTCTACCTCCTGCCGTAACTCAAGCATTCGCTCGTGTAGGTCACAATATTGAGCTAAAGCATTCACATCCAAATTAGTGAGCAGCTCTGTTTCTTCCAACTGCTTAACAAATTCACGGAACATAGACTTTGCTTTTTTACCGAGCCAAGTAGGAGGACGGATTTTGTCTCGCTTCAACCGATTGTTAATTTTTTGTTCTTTTTCTTCACGGTCAAATTTTTGTTTTTTTGTTAAATGACCTTCAATCAGATGCAGCGGCTTCGGATTTCTGCCCAAACGTCACTTCACCCCCTTCGCGTACCCTAAATTCGATTTCAGGAACTTTTTTTGCACTTAATGGGGACGCGGTCTATTCCAAAAAAAAATTTAGAAATTTGGCCCCCCTTCCCCTTTTTCTAAAAAATAAAATTAAATTTATTTCAATCTATTCAAGAGAACAACAACCACACTACCAGTCTGTATGTACCAGACAGTATGACCGCCATAGCACAGGCCATCAGTAAGCAGCCTATGAACTCTCCTATCTTCTTAGCCATTGCCGAAGCCACCGTCCTCTGTGGCTGTCTTCACATCGTGACATGCCTTGCATAGCGCTTGCCAGTTGTCCCGCTGCCAGAACAGTTCCTTGTTTCCCTTATGGGGAATTATGTGGTCAACCACAGTAGCGGGAGTCAGCTTATCAACGGCAAGACAACCCACACATAATGGATGCTTGCGCAGGAATCCTATGCGCGTCTTCCTCCACTTGTGGTCATATCCTCGCTGCGCTGCTGTCCCTCTCTGCTGTTCTACCCGCTGGACATGCTGTACCTTATGCTTCACACAATAAGTCTCTGTGGAAAGCTCACGACAGCCCGGACGGGCGCATTGGCGTTTAGGTCTACTTGGCATATTATTACTCCTTCCTACAGTCACGCCACAAACATGTCTGCTTACTCCCTGTCCAATTGCCCCATACGCAGCCTCGGCACTTGATAGGCTGGAGAGACGACATAGCAGGTACAGGCGGTGGGCGCTTGGTTGATTTAATCATGTATGTTCCCCCAGGTAATAATGAATGGCACACAGCGGAATCGAACCGCTCATAGTCCTGTATGCACCACAAGCCCGGCATAAGCCGGGTAAGGTATTACAATAGCTCTGCTGCAAGCTGCTTGAGCACAGGTGGTGTGGTAATGAGTTTACCTTTTGACTTATTACCATGAATGTAGGCTTTATCCTCGTCAGCATAGTAAATTACGCCTTGCCCCTCAATTACCGGATAACCACTTTCGTCGTCCGTAAGGGATGTTTGTACATGCTTGCCGTGCTGTGCTGCATGTTCCTCATCGTTCAAATGTAGAATGCGGTCCTTGCTCAGAAATGCAAAACGTGGTTTTACAGACATATTATTTTCCTCCTATGTGTGCATAACAAAAAGGACGCGGTTACCCTACGTCCTCAAGTCTGCTTATGTTATTAAACTATTAGTGACAATCAAAAAATAGTTTCTACCTATAGGTGGCAATCGGGGGACAAAAATAAGCTCTCTTGAACAGCCTGGGCAACTTTTTTTGCGGCCCTCTCCACATATTCAGTAACACTATCCTTGGTAATACCCAAAAACTCAGCAATCTGACTCCGGCTAAAACATTGTCCATGAGCCATGGTATAGCATTCTCTTTCTCGCGGGCTGAGTGTAGACAATGCATCCTCTATTTGAAATAGCTGCCAATCAGATAAATTAGCCGGACTACCTGCGTGATTTCGCTGTACATATGCCTGCATCCTCAATGGGTCTACAGGCCGCTCACGCTGATAAGCAGCCAGCCGTTCAACCCCTCGCTTATTCCCTGGCTTTCTCCCAGTTACTAGCCATTCCTCCACAAATTCACAATCACTAATGATCTCGGAGATAACTTCCTTTTCGGCAGGAGTTGCTTCTTCATATATTCGCTTTGCTATATTCCTTGCCTTGCGATAGTTGAGGGGTGTCGCTGCTCCTAAATCTATAGGTTCCATTTGTTGTTTCATGGGCTTATCCTCATTTGCAAGCATCCTCATTCCCCCTTTGTGATATAATGGGTTTGAGAAATGAAGTAACATGCCCCCGTGCTCCCTGCGAAGGTTGCGGGGGCTTTGTTGTGTTCATCCTTCATATTTCCTTTGCAACTCCATGTATTTATCATGCCACATACGTGCTGTCTGCTTATGATCCTCTATTAGCTCGTCTGACAACCTGATTGTTTCAGACAAAGCAGATGAAGATTCTTTCATGATACTTTTCATCCGGTCTATTTCATCTACCAGTTGCCCCGCTACTTCTTGCCAATATGAATTACCACCTAATTTAAGTTCAAGACGTATCCGGTTTATATTCAATGCTGGAGGATTGGGTAATCTAACTTTCCGCTTGAATTTAGGCAATATTATCCCTCCTTGCAGGTGTTACCTACACCCTGTATTGGTTTAATCCTTAATGGATAATGTTATATAAGCAGCCTCTGCCCTCTGTCTTGGGCTGGCTGAGAGAAGAAGAGACAAGTAATGCAGATTAAAGATATATCCGTCTCCCATTTGATAAATAGATGTGACTTCCAATACAATCCCTATCAGCGTATCAATGTATCCCTTTGGATCACGTTCCAACGCCTTTGCCTGTACCTCCAGAGAGGCAGCAGCATCATTACAGTAGTCTGGGGCTTCGCACCACGCTTCATCCTCGGTTCCTTTTCCAATATGCTGGCGTTCCTCTAACGGTTCATTCAGTACCCAGTAGGCTTTATTTCTCCACCACTCCGGGTTCAAATTAACAACCCTGTATCCCATCAGCTCAGCCAGCGCCCTATTAATCTGCTGGTCTGTCATATCCAACATATCTATCATCCTTCCAATGCTTTTGGTGGTTACTCCCTACCTAATGCCTTCAACACCGCTGCCAACGCAGCTTTGGCTGACGCTCCGCCATCTTCATCTATAATGATGTATCCAAGCTTGTCCAAATGAACAGGATCATACGTGTTCGGATCAGCGTAAAATTTAAACGGTATCACGGTCGCTTCTAGTGACTTGCGGAGTCGGTCTATTGTCCGGTCCCTCTCTGCCAGCTGCTCCTGAAGCTTTACGAGAGCGTTGGTTGCATTGGCCCACTCGCTGTCAGACCTGCGTAGCTGGCGCTTTAACTCTCCTATCTGTGTTACCGCTTCTGACAACTGCTTGCCCCTCTCAGCAGCCGTTTGGAAGTTAGCTAGGCTTTCCTCATTCAAGCCATTTACCTGCTGCTGGAGTGAGTCTATTTGTGCATAGGCGGCATCAAGAGCGTTGACCAAATCAAACACATCATTACTCATATGAGCTTCTTCACCCCGAGCATCGTCGGCTTTGTTCCAAATAGTTTTCAAATCTTCTTCTGACATAGGTTGCAGACCATCCGGTAAATTAATTATCCGTTCACTCACCTTTACCGCCTCCTAATTTAACCCATATCACTGCCCCTTGTGGATGCTTATAAGGTATAGGCTCCGGGTAAATGATTGGATTTCCCATTACCCATGCATAGGGTGCTTTGTAATCTATATCTGCATATGAAACATGATGCTTATCCTTGTTTATCTCCCAGTTGTACATAGTCAGTGGAACGCAACTCATAAGCTCCACTGTGCCATATACAAGTCCGCTGCCACTCTTGATAATGCCGATGGTGCCGCGCTTATGAGTCTTGCTGCCACGAATCTCCCACGTTTTGACTCCCGATAGGATCATATCTGCCCATTTAGGCTTAATAACGAGTCCATCCATATCTATTCACTCTCCTTATAGGGGTATAGGGTAAGAGGCTGTTATGCCTCAATTCGTTCCAAGACATCTGCTAGCTTTTGAAGATCACAATCCTCAGCATATTTTCGAATATCTTCAATTTCAAAATTGGATTCCCGGACAATATCGTAAGCATCGGCGCCCCAATCAGCTTGTAATGCAGCGGCGTAAACTATCCCTTGAATGAATCCTATCTCTCGCTGAGTTATCCGCTTCTTTGCCATGTTATCTCTCCTTTGGTATAGGGGATGCATTGTGTCTATCCCCCTTATGGAGGGCTGTTCCCTCCTAAATTAAGCTGTTTGAAAATACTTTTTAATCGCCTCGCCAACCCATCTGCCCATTGGTACAGCAACGGCGTTGCCTATCTGACGGTAAGCATCATTGTCTGTCCCAGCGAACCGGAACCAATCGGGGAAGCCTTGTAATCTCGCATACTCGCGAACAGTATAGGGCCGTATTGATACTCCATCATTCACCAGTCGCGTTGATCTATCCTTGGCGTAATGAGCAACACATGTAGGCGCTCTGCCTTCCAAGTCGGTGATAATGGGCAAATCCCTGTATCCGCCGTTTAAACGCTTCTGCACGTACTCAGGCGTGTATACCTCAGCCCCGACATCTATGATGTCTTTCATGGCTATTGGGTTCTCGTCTGGATAGGGCAAGTGGTTAAGAGGTTTCTTAGTGCCTATTACAATCAACCGTTTCCGCTCCTGCGGTAGCCACATGTTTGCATTCACCGGGCATTCAACCCTGACATAATAGTTTGGCAGTCTGGTCAAGCATTCCATGACAACTTGGAACTTCTTCATGCCTGGTACATTCTCAACGACATATGCCTCTGGTTGCGCCAGTGCTACGTGCCGGAAGAAGTGAAGGAATAGGTCGTCTCCGGTCCTTGTGCCGTGAATATCCGCGATTGTGCTGTATCTGGTACATGGGAATGTCCCAATGTATACATCTGCATCTTGCTGGTCCAGTACAGTGATTTTGGTTATGTCCGCCTCATTTACTTGGTGCTCAAAGTTCTGTCTCAATGTCTCGCAAGCAATTTTGTCTATCTCATAGGACTCTATGACATCTATCCCGGCTTCGATCATCCCAAGGTCAAGGCCTCCAGCTCCGCTAAAGTAACTCTTCGCTGTAATCACTCTGTTGCTGTTCCCTCCTTCTTATCCCCTATGGGGCTAGACTGTACGGTTCTTTCTGAACCACGCCCGACCTTCATCCGTGTTTAAAAATACTTCTGCCTTCTTGGTATGGTCTATCCGCCGTACCAAACCTTTTTCTTTCAACTTAGCTACTGAACAAAATCCCCGAAAACCACCGTTTTGGTCATGAACCTCGTATGTTCCAGCGCCAAACTTGAAACCCGTTGCCCAACAAACTATTTTTAATTGCATATCCATGTGTTTGTCCTCTCTGCCCTTGGGGGCTAAACTATCTCCGTTCTAAATCGCCGTTTTTGCCTAGCTTCAACTCTACATGTCGCCGCCCAGGTACCGCGAAAACATAGATTCCGTCTTCCATACCTTCAAATATCATCCGTATCGCTCCATCTTTGAAATTGAATCCGCACCAGCTAAGAAACGCCTTTGCCTGGCAATATCCACGCCCATCAAAACTATGCGGCTCGATATCTTCCGCATCACATTGTTTGGCAATCCCGATCCGCTGCCCATCCTCATCGTAGAAAACGTAAAGCGACTCTTTCCCCGTCATGTTTATTTCTTTTCGAAAATCTGAATTTAGACTTATGCGACCTTGATTATCCAAAGTAATTGAGATATCTAACATCCGTTTATCCGCTTTACTGATTGGCTTTAATTTTCCCATGTTGAGTACTCCTTTTAATCAATCCAGCGATCACGCTTGGTCTTTTCCATCCAGTCCCTTGTGAGAACATCAGTGTTAAACACATGATGCCGCCGCCCAAGCACATAGGATACAAAGGCACCAGTGCTTCGCTCATAAAAACATCCGTTTAACAGTTGCCCATCCGTCCCTTTTCGTAATTCCGGTGTATCCGGTACTGCGGCATAAAAATTAAATTCCAATTGCGTCATACCTTCTCCACACCGTTCAACTGCTCTTTAGTACGGAAATAGAACGGGGCATATCTATATTCAGATCGGTGCTTTGGATTGTACATATATGCTACAGGCGTTTCGTTTTCCGCTACCGGACAGTTCATGGTTATGCAGCTCGTTCGTGTTAGCAATAACCCTCCAGCCGGAGGCAGTCCATTGTGCCATTTGCCCCGTTGTGCATCCTTATCCGGTATCAGCACAGGCACGTTTAATTGTCTGACTTCATCGCGACTTAACCAGCCGTTTGCATTTGGCAATATTCTCACTTCCTTGGTAGAGGGGCAGCCTTAGCCGCCCCAAGGATGTATTAAGCAATAATGGTTACAAAACCGGATTCAATTTCATTTTTCAGTTCTTTTTCTAGAAACTCCTTAATACTTGCCATGGCCTGTAGCTTCCATGCTCCACCGTCCGCCTCAAACAGGGCTGCTTTCGGACCATTTTGCAAACGGAACACAAAGCTACATTCTGGTTGTGGGATATCAATAAACGTCCTAAACGGTTTCAGGCTCACAGGATTGGGAACTGTCACCTTTTCAAGACTGGCGACACCGCTTTTCGCTGTTACCTGTTGCGTTATCCCATCGTCTGCATAAGTATTTCCTGTCTCTTCCTTGACGTTTCCTACTAGCTTCAACACAACATCCCGATCATCGTTTTTGACAAAGCAGGCTTGCAATTGAATGTTGAAGCTCTCTACATCCATGAAGCGTTCAAAATTAATATCTGGAAGCACAGCGGATGCATTTACCAACACGTTGCGGCGTTTGTCTCGGTTGAAGGTGCTGAGGACTCGCACGTCAGTTTCACTAAGTACATGGACCAGCACGGGGTCTACCTTGTCATAGTTTTCTTTCAGATACGTGACCATTGCGGAAAGAGTGTTAACTTTCAACGTGGTAGTTGTTGGTTCTTCAATCGTGTTCAATGCACCAGTAGAAAACATTTGTCCGCCAACCTCTTTAATTTCCTTATTTGCCAAACCCGCGATATACTGCATTGCTTCTTTAATCATTTGTAATTCCTCCTATTTTTTTGGTTTTATATTATTTAAAGCTAACCACATTACCTGTACCAGACTTTAATTCCCCTGTTTCCGGGTCAACCTCTTCTCCAGTACCAGTGCGGACAGTACCTTCATTATCAAAAAACGACTGATCCTCTTCACCGAAAATCAATTCCTTTGCTACCACATTCCCAACGTTGTCGGTCCCCATGATAAAGGTGGTATCCAATGGATTATCCGGCGCGATAGTTGACTTGGTGGCAACAGTGGAATTAATGGTTTTCCGTTTTGCGTCCGGTTTAAGATTCACTGTGATTGTGATGCTGCGTGCAGCCGTCGCGGATGTATTAGGATCATCAATATTTTTCATGACCCGTTCCCACTCTTTATTAAATTTTTCCTGCACGCCACCCTGTACCAACTTGCTCAATTCCACATAGTTATACATGTAAATAACCTCCATAATATTAATTTATAAGTACATACGTTTGGTTTGACGGCTGTGGAGGGCTGCGGCCTCTGTCCATAACCGGGGCCTAATCAACAAACCATAATTTATCAACGACTTTTAAATAATCCACTGGCACACGTCCTACAGGAACCAGTTCTCCGTAAATGTTTAGATCATCCTTGCTTATGGACTTTTTCCCGGTTCCCTTGGATTCTCTCCAAAAGAATGATAGTGACTGAAACGATAACAAATATGTCTCGCGGAAAGCTGTAAACTCGATAAGCAAGAAGCTTATACCTTTACCAATCCGGTGATGCCTCTCTAGATAATCATATTGATGCTGCTCCAGCATTCCCAGTGGGAAGCGTGCCAGCGTTTTAATAGACTTGGCCTCGAAAGCCACCGCGCACCCTCTGTACGCCCCGTCATAATCCACGGTGGAGGGTTTTTCAAAATATCCGTCCTTAACCCTGTGTCCGCTGGTCTTCGTTACCTTGACTGGCGTAGGACGCTTATTAATCACCGCCACATTTAGATGCTCGTACCGTTCATTGGAAAACTCAATCAGGTTTTCAAAACCCATTCCCCTGTTCCCGTATATGCTCATGCCTTCACTCCTTCAAGCAGCTCTCCCGGCCGCATTTTGATGTTTCCTGCACGGAGCTGATCCAGCACAATAAGTATTACTTCCTGCCAGCTTTCCCGATTAAAAAATCTCTGAATCTCTTCCACGCTGTACCCCTGCCGCCACATGTCACGGAAATTCGCCAGATCATCAGCGGACCAAATAAAATTCATTTCCTCGCACGCAACATAAATTTTCCTAGTCTGTTTTCCCTGTTGCGCCAGACGCTTGTCCCAATCTTCTGGCGTGTATATCCTTTTTCCCAAGCCCGGCACCTCCGATCCGCCTTAATAACTCTGTATTCGCTATTACACGAATGTCATAGTCCAATCGTTCGTCATGAAGCATTTCACGCAGCCGGGAAACAGATTGCTTTGCCATATATGCTGTTGGTGTCACCGCTGCTCCCCCTTGCCTGATTCCATACGTTCAGCAAGCCTCATAAGCTCGTCCACCTCGGCCTGTGAAATGCCTTCTACATCTTCCTGCGGTTTAACGATATCTATAGATTGCTTATCGCTCCTTCCAGCAGGACGGGACTGGCGGTCCGGTTTACGCATAGCTAGAACCAGCTTTCCAAACTGCTTGCGGAAGCTCTCTGCACTTAGCACATTCCTGCACCAAAAATTGTCCTTGACCACCCAATCCATTACGTCCTGTATAAGTCGGGTATCAGACTGCTTGTCCAGCTCCACAAGCTTGCGGAAATCATCTGCCCAAGTCTGCATATTGCTACGGGCTGTTAGATGCTCAATACCTTCGCCCTTTGCCATTTCATCGACTTTTCCCTTGAAGTACACAGCCATTTTGTAATAGGTGTTATCTGGATCGTATTTATCAGGCTTCTTCCCTTTTCCCGAAGGAGGCGGATCGTCCTGACCAGCCGGAGGCGGTTCGGGACAATAAGTATTTTCTTCTTTATGGTTTAGGTTAGGGTTAGGGTTAAGGTCACGTATGGACTCCGCACGCTGTCCCTCTCCTGTCCGCTGGACGTCCGGCGGACAGGAGATGGACGGAGGCGGAACAGACTTCTTTACGCTACGCGAATTCCGTTTGCGTTCAGCGTCTGCTGCGCGCCTCTCAATCAGCCTTCCAGCGTAAGCGTACCAGTCGTGTATTGCACGCCCTGCCTCGGTTTCGTCAATAAAACCCGCCTCGACCAAAGCGGTGTAAAGTTGCATTGAATCACCATCCCACTCTATTGCATCCGCAATATCATCGGGACCATATCTGCTTATGTCACCATCCTGGGCAAAGTCCATTGCCCACCACCAAAACATGTGCAAGTGTCCGACCGCTGCCGGGGTTGAGATTCCCAGCTTACGGCACAATTTGCGGGTTTTGGGGTGTCTGTCTGTGCCCTGATGGCTCTCTATCCATGCCAATTTTGGCGACCTCCCTCCCGACAGCGCGGTTATTTATTGGACGTCCGTAGGATATCCGGTGGACGTCTTCCAGACGTCTTTCCCATGTCCACGGAAATAATACTCAATAAGTTCGTCCCTCTTATGAAGCTTCCATTCCCGGCCTGCTGCTGTATCGTCTGACCACTGGTGACAGGTTCCTGTCTCAGAACGGGGGCCGCACAGGTTAGCAATGTTCCAAGGCTCCGACCCGCTACCGTACTGGCTGGCATTCACCAAATGCGCTTTCTCAAACCACAACGCGGGGCGGGAAACTCCGCAGCGCTCACATATCACATATCCGGTATGCTCGGACGCCCGACGATCCACTTCGTCTCGCACAGCGGCAGTTATAGCCGTGTGGTTCCCCCGCTTCTTTCTGCCTCGCTTATGCGCAGGCTTAGGGGCAGGATTGTACCCGTAAATCATTCCTGACCGCCTCCTATGTGCATGTCCACCCGAAGCCGTAGACGCAATTCATACAACTGCTCTGCAATAGACCTAAATTCGTTTCTCCAGAGGACCATACGTTCCTGGTCTTTTGCCTCCTGATCACGAATATTCAGTACCGCCAATTCTGCGGCATTCTGCTTGTTTCTCTTGGTTGTATCACGGAGAGTTTCCGCGTACACCCGCTTTCGATGGCTATAGGTCTGGCGGTACCGTCCGTCCATATACGCCGCTACGCGACCCATGAGGGTATGTGCCTTGGTAAGCAGTTCCACCTTCTGAATTAACGCGCCCGGTGAATCCGTAGGGATGCCTTCTGCTGTATCCCGGTATTTCTGAATCTCTCGGATGTACAACTTAATCTCCTTAATTTTTTCAAGCTCCTTATGGTCCATGAAGGGACTCCTGTTTCCAAAAATTTAAATGTGTGTTATAATTCCGGTAATTGTTTTCTAAAGCAATCGTGTTGGTAGCACGATTATGGGTCTGTCCATTATGGACAGGCTTTTTTTATTTCTCTCTCCAGTCGAAACAGCCGGAAACTAAGTTCGTTTTGTTCCTTCAAAAATTTACGAGGATTGCGATTGTTGGCGAGAGCATCAAGTTTTTTATAACTTACATCATGTAGCTGTTCCCGAATGAGCTTGCACTCGTTTTGCTTATGCAGTACATCAATCTCCTGTTCAGTCAATTCAAGCAAATCCATGTCTAACGTAACTGCCCCACTAAGCAGACTGTTTACGTTGTATGCGGCCTCGAAATATGTGCTTCCTGGTACTTCCAGATAGCTTCGCAAGCCGGAAGCGTCCAAAACTGGTATTAAGCGTGTTTCCAATCTGAATCCCCTCTTTCTGGCGTAATGCCGTTTCTAAGTCGTTAATAGCATCATCGAAATAATCTGTTTGCAGAGCTGCACGCATCGCGCACAGCTTACACAGCCGTTTCCACAACATACGGCGCTCGGCTAATCTTTCAGGTGTCATGCCTTTGCCCCTTTCTGTTCCTTCTCAGATATCCATCTATCAAGTGATGTCTGACGAAAGTACAAATTGCCTCTCTGACGAAAGCAAGGTGTTCCATCATCCTTTATCATCCTGCGGAGTGTACTGTCAGAAACTTTAAGATATGAACAAGCTTCCTCTACATTGAATACATTTGCGTACAATCTACGTTCAATTTCAGGCTGTAATTCAGCTAACAATTCCTCGCGCAAATCTCGCTTTATATCAGATCGGATAGATTCGAGCAGTTTAAGTGTCTCCATAATCATCACCCACTTGTATTTCCGTCATTTTAATAACGTTTAAATCCAGTTTCAAAGCAATAGCCAATCGGGATAACGCTTCGACGCTTGGCGTATACCGCCCATTCTCAATGTCTGAAATATAATTTCTTGATAAACTTGTCTTTGCCGAAACCTGATCTTGCCTTAGGCCCCTTGCCTTGCGACCTTTTTGTATAAACGACCCCAAGGCTTTCTTGTTAATCATCGTGTGTCACCTCCTGAATAAAATGTATAGTATTCACGACATTTTGTAAAAGCTTAAATACGCTTAAAAACGAGCATTTAAGAGAATTAAACCCATATTGTCGTTAATACACGTCATTTTGCTTTAATTTACTTGTATTTACGACAATTAAGGCATTGTATATCCGACTTTCTGTGGTTATAATATAATAAAAAGTCGGTATAGCCGACCCGAAAGGGAGAGTAATTACTTGAATATCGGTGAGATATTGAAAAGGGAACGAAAGAAAAAAGGGATAACCCAATTAGAACTATCTAAAAAGGCTAACATGTCCAGATCGTATATAGCAGATATAGAACGTGACAGATATAATCCAAGCGTTGAAACTTTAACATCACTTGCCCGAGCTTTAGAAATAAATCCTTCTGTATTTTTCACCGACCAAAAAGCGCCGGAATGGGCAACCTCCAAAGACAACAAAGACCTTAAGGACCTACTACTGGGGAATGAAGATGTTAAATTTGATGGTGTTCCGTTGACTGAGGAAGACAAAAGAAAATTAAACGATATAATGACCGGATTATTCTGGGATTCGAAGCGCAAGCAAAACAACGAGAAATAGAAAATACATATAAAAATACAACAGGCGGTTAATAGCACATTTTGCCGCCATAGATTTTTTTAGCCACGAATAGAACATACGTTCCTTTAAGGGGGTGATGTATCCAAATTTAGATGTTTTTATCAATAATAAGAAAGGTTGTTATGCATGGCTTGGACAGAACACTTAGGGGGTAACAAGTACAAATTAGTTGCCCGTGATCCATCGAAAGTAAATAAACCCAAAAGGTCCGTTTCCGTTGAAGTACCAAAAGAGATTGTTAAATCAGAGAGGAAAACAGAGCAGTGGCTTACACTTGAATTAGCAAAATGGGCTGAAAAGGTTGAAGCTGGTCACGCGAAGAAGTCAGAGAAAGTCAGATTCATGGATTTTGTACCAATCTGGAAAAAAGGATACGCTGATAAAAACATGGGGAAATACACTCTTAAAACTAACATGTGGTACATCCAGTCTTTCTTAATGCCTGAGTTTGGCAACGTGGGAATTGAAAAAATCACCACATTGCAACTAGTCACGTTTTTTGCAGATCTGAAACGTAAAGACGGCAAGGAATATGCAACAAATACAAAGCTAAATATCTTCAAGGCAGCTAAGTCCATATTCGACGCAGCATTCACATGGGAGGTAATTACTAAAAATCCTATTGAGGGTGTTCAACGTCCGAAGGCGGGCAAGAAAGAAAAGAAGGCAATGCGTAGTATAAAAAAGTCATACAGCACCGCAGAGGTTGAGACGCTTCTAGCAGCCTTATACAGCCTTCCTGACAGATGGAGGTTATATTTTACCGGGTCTATGCTTGGAGGCTTTAGACGGGGCGAACTGTTGGCTATAGAATGGTCCGACGTAAGTTATGACAGCCAAGCAATTTGGATTGATAAACAGATAACATTTAACGAACAAGGTGAGAAAATCGAAGGTGAGGTTAAAACGGAAGAAAGTGAGGGATGGATTGCAATGCCAAAATGGTATATGGACCAGCTCAAGGATTTTGAAAAAGAGTGGAAAAAAGAAGAGGCTCGCTGCAAAGAATGGAAAGGCGAAGACAAGCAATATGTATTCCATGGTGGTCAGGGAATAATGTACTACCCCACAACCCCAACTGTTACCTGGCGTAAGTTTCTCAAGAAACACAATCTACCACATGTAAAACTCCACGGGCTTCGTCATACCGCTGGTATGCTGCTGAGAGAAACAGGGGCAGATTTGAAAACAATGCAAGAACGTTTGAGACATAGCAGAATCGGAACTACAGCAGATATCTATACACACGCATCCGCTATCATTAGTCGGGAAGCGGCTGACCGATTAGAGTCGCTTGATCCAAACAAATGA